AGTTTACCAGTGGTGCTATATAAATAAGATAGAACATATAAAAAAGGTGATTTAATAATGCGAGTAACAAATCCATATTTCTACTTCAAATCAGCAATACCTGAAAAGAAGTGTAAAGAGATTATTGCTTACGGTTTGTCTAAAATGACAGTAGATGAACAAAAAGGCATATCAAGTGTTGCCGCTACTTTTGACGGCAAAGAAAAAGGTGGCGTTGATATGAAAGGCAATAAATCAACCGGTATAGCAACTGGTGGTGCTAATAAACAAACTTTAAAGAAAAAAGGCATAGACGACAAAACATCTTACGTAAGAGATAGTTATGTTTCTTGGTTAAATGATAGATGGTTATACGATCTTTTTCATCCATATGTACACGAGGCTAATCAAAAAGCTGGTTGGGGATATGAATGGGATTTTTCAGAGTCTTTTCAGTTTACAGTTTACAAAGGTCATAAGACACAAGGACAGTTTTATGGTTGGCACGCTGATGGTCAATCAGATTGGCAAGGCGCTTATAAACCTGCGATTAATACAGGCACACAAGAAAAACCTATTTGGCATTTAGTCGAAAGAAACCAAGATGGTTCAATTAAATTAGATGGTCAAGGTAAACCTGTACCTCATAAAGATAAAGCACCGTTACGTAGAAACGGAAATTTAGGTCCTGGGTTTACAGACAATCAACATATGTGGGATAAGGTTAGAAAAATAAGTATGACTGTTAATTTAACAAATCCTAAGAACTATGCTGGAGGTAATTTAAAATTTGATATGGGCGATCATTCCGCAAAGAAGTATAAAATTTGTGAGGAAATAAGACCGACTGGCTCAATTATTATATTCCCTTCATATCAGTATCATTGTGTAACACCTGTGACAAGAGGTATAAGATACTCATTAGTATTGTGGTCTTTAGGAAGACCATTTAGATAAGAGGTTAATATGGCTAAAACAGATTATAAAAAAACTGCTGAATTTTATAAAAAGAACAAATACGTTGTAATTAAAAATTTTATTTCAAAAGAAAAGGCTGCTTTTATTTACGAATATTGTAAAATGAGAGCTCAGGCTGCTTGGTCTATGAGAACATCACAAGCACCTTTTTATCGACCAGATATAGACGGCACATTTGAAGATAAACAAGTACCAGGTACATATTCTTGTTATGCTGATCCTGTAATGGAAACTTTACTAGCACAAGGTTTAGATGGTATGAGAAAAATTACTGGTCTTAATTTAGCACCAACATATTCGTATTGGAGATTGTATAAAAACGGTGATGAACTTAAACGTCATAAAGATAGACCTAGTTGTGAAGTATCTACTACACTATGTTTAGGTTATGATAACTCTAATTTAAAAGATAAGAAAAAAGATTGGAAAAAATACAATTGGCCTATGTGGGTAGATAAAACAGGTGGATTTGGTAACAAAGGAACACCTTGTCATATGGAACCTGGTGATATGATTGTTTATAGAGGTTGTATTGTAGAACACTGGAGAGAACCATTTTTAGGTGGCAATCACGCTCAAGTATTTCTACATTATAATAACGTTGATGGACCATATAAACAAAATTGTGTTTTTGATGGCAGACCTCATTTAGGTTTACCTCATATGTTTAAAAATCCTGCTAAAGTACAAGCGATGGCTGAAGCTGATAAAGAGCTTTTAAAAAATCGAAAAGATAAAAAGTAAATATATAGTTTTATATTATGTACTTAGATTCAGCGTATTATATTAAGGAAAATGCTTTTTCAGAATCATTTTGTAATAATATATTAAAACAAGGCGATCAAAAAAAGTTAGAATTAGCTAAGATTGCTGACGGCAATCAAGTTAATAGAAAGTCACACGTAACCTGGTTAGACGATAAATCATTAATTGAACAAATAACTCCTACTATAAATGAAGCCAATGAAAAGACAGGTTGGAACTTTTTATTAAGAGAATTTGAGCCATTACAATATACAATCTATAATATAAGAGATCATTATGATTGGCATATAGATACACACGCAAAATCGTATAAAAATGGTCTAATAAGAAAATTAAGTTTTACTATTTGTTTAAATGATGATGAAACAGAAAACAATAATTACAAAGGTGGTAATTTTGAAATCTGTATACCACACCCCAACTATCCAAAAAACAAATACTTTAAATTTAAAAAAAATTTTAAACAAGGCACAATTATAGTATTTCCTTCACATATATGGCATAAGGTACATCCTGTTACATCTGGTACAAGAAAAGTATTAGTAGGTTGGGTTGTAGGCAAGCCATTTGTATAATGACAACTACCAGATATTTAATCATAGATAAAAAAGACGAAGTATATTTAAAGATAGAGGCAGACGCTGATATTCGTAGAGAACTCGGAGAATACTTTACATTTGAAGTACCAGGTTTTAAATTTATGCCACAGTATCGTAATAGAGTATGGGATGGTAAGATAAGATTATTCAGTTATGCTACAGGTCAAATATATACAGGATTATATCCGTATATTATTGATTGGTGTCAAAAAAATAATGTTCAAATTGTAGATGGCACAAAGATTAAAGATATTGAAATCACAGACGATAAGATAGATAAGTTTATTAAAGCACTTAAAATACCTAATATAGAAGTAAGAGATTATCAAAGAGAGGCATTTGTTCACTCTATAAAAAAGAATAGATGTTTATTAGTATCGCCAACTGCTTCTGGTAAATCACTTATTATTTACTTAATTCTTATATTTAATTTACTAAGACTGAAAGAAAACAAACAAAATAAGATACTTATAATTGTACCAACCACATCATTAGTAGAACAGTTATTTAAAGATTTTGCTGATTATGGTTACAATAGTACACGAAACGTACATAAAATATATTCTGGACACGATAAAGATACAAATAAAAGAGTAATTATATCTACTTGGCAGTCTATTTACAATCAACCAAAGAAATGGTTTGAACAGTTTGGTATGATATTAGGTGATGAGGCACATTTATTTAAAGCCGTTTCATTAACTAAGATTATGACTAAACTAACAAAATGTAAATATAGAGTTGGTTTGACAGGTACTTTAGATGGCACTAAAACACATAAGTTAGTATTAGAAGGTTTATTTGGTACAGTAAATAAAGTTGTATCAACAAGTGAATTACAACAAAAGAAACAACTTGCTGATTTAAAGATTATGTGTTTAATATTACAACACGATCAAACTGCCAGACATTTTTTAAAAGATAAATCATACCAAGAAGAAATGGATTACCTAGTTTCCAATGAAAAAAGAAATAAATATATTAGGAATCTATGTCTTTCATTACAAGGCAATTCTTTATGTTTATTTCAATATGTTGAAAAACACGGTGAGATTCTTAAAGATTTAATCGAAGAAAAAGCACAAGACAAAAAAGTGTTTTACGTACACGGAGGTGTAGATGCCGAAGTTAGAGAAGATATTAGAGCGATTACGGAGAAGTCCGATAACGCTATCATTATTGCTAGTTATGGCGTCTTTTCCACTGGCGTTAATATTAGGAATTTACACAACATTGTTTTCGCTTCTCCTTCTAAAAGTCGTATCAGAAATCTTCAATCTATTGGTAGGGGTCTTCGTTTAAAAGATAATAATTCAGCTGCTACTTTATATGATATTGCTGACGATATATCATACAACGAAAAAGAAAACTATACGCTAGCACACTTTAGAGAAAGAATAAATATTTACAATGAGGAAGATTTTAATTATGAAATCCACAATGTGGAGTTAAACAATGACAGAAATAAACATAAAAATAGTTAAACAAATTAAGATTGTTAAGCTGGTCAACGGTGACGATATTGTCACAGCATTTCCTATAGAACAGTTACAAAACAAATCTCCATATATTAGATTGGTTAAACCTTTACAAATTAAATATGTACCACAGTTTACTAAGGGTGGATTGAAAGACTATATTGCTTTAATAAAATGGAATGGATTTACACACGATCCAATTGTTACTATTCCTAAAGATAAAATTTTAACAATAACAAACGCCACAGATGAGATGAGTAGAAGTTATCATCAAATTGCCAAAGGGTATGAAAAGTTAGACGCTCCGAAACAAGAGCCAGAACGTTATGAACAAGAAAGACTTGATGAAGATGCTGAAGAAGAATATAATGAGATTTTTGATACTTTTAGAGATATTAAAAAGACAATACACTAGGTACCTGGTATTATCCTTATCAAACGGCTACACGCCCATTATACATAAATTTTCCTAAAAGTCAATGCTGTATGAAAAAAAGTGAGTGGATTATTAAAGTAACTTATAATAGTGATAATTGGAAGAAATATTGTGAATTATCTTACCCTTTTAAGGGAACTCCCAAACAACTTGAAAATAGAATTTGGAAACACTATAATAATGATTATGAAGATTATGGAAAAGCAGAAGCAGTTGTTGTTGAACTTATCAATGACCATTGACTTTTTTTACAAAGTATAGTATATTAAAGAGATTATGAAAACTAAAAAGAAAACTGAACATTACGTAGATAATAAAGAGTTTTTAGAAGCGATGAAGGAATATAAAAAGCTTTGTAGAAAGGCAAAGCGTGAGAAACAACCTAACCCACCTGTAACAGATTATATTGGTGGATGCTTTTTAAAGATTGCGAATCATTTAAGTTATAGACCTAATTTTATTAATTACACCTTTAGAGATGATATGATAAGTGATGGTATTGAAAACTGTTTACAATACTTAAACAATTTTGATCCAGAAAAATCAAACAACCCATTTGCTTATTTTACTCAAATTATTTTCTATGCCTTTGTTCGTAGAATACAAAAAGAAAAGAAACAAGTAACAATCAAACACAAGTTGATAATGGATGCTAATTATGACGATATGACATTACAACCTGGTGAAGATAGAGAATTTAGAAATCAATTTAGTGAATTTTTAAGACAGAATACAGTTGTCGAAGAAAAACCTAAAGAAAAGAAACCGAGAAAAAAACGAACATCAAAATCTAACTTAAATTATTTTATATAATGAAAATTGCTTTATTAAATGATACACACTTCGGTGTGAGAAACGATAGTCCTGCTTTTTTAGAATATCAAGTTGACTTCTATGACAATCAGTTTTTTCCATACTTAGAACAAAACAATATCAAAACACTTATACATTTAGGTGATGTAACTGATAGACGTAAGTTTATTAATTTCAAAACTGCTAGTGTGTTTAGAGAAAAGTTTTTTAAACGACTATGGGATATGAAAATTGATACTCACATTATTATAGGTAACCACGATACTTATTATAAGAATACAAATGAAGTTAATTCTGTAACTGAATTGTTTACAACGTTTGATGGTCAACACGAACCTTGGATTTATACAGGTCCAAAAGAAGTAGAACTTGGTGGTTGTCGTATGTTATTTTTACCTTGGATATGTGATGATAATTTAGACGACTCGATTTATGCTATTGATAACTCAACGGCAGAAATTTGTTTTGGTCATTTAGAGATTAAAGGATTTGAAATGATGCCTGGACATTAT